ACCTTCGCAAATGGAAGAAGGGGCAGTCCGGCAACCCCAAGGGACGGCCCAAACTCCCGGACATCTCCGAGGCACTTGCCAAGATTCTTGCCGACGAGAAGGACGGCTATTCGGCGCTTGAGGCGACCCTGATGGCTCTTCGCGCCAAGGCCGTCAAGGGCGACATCCGGGCCGCAGAAGCCCTGCTGGATCGTGCCTTCGGCAAGCCGCGCCAGTCGGTTGACCACACGACGGGCGGTGACAAGCTGCCGCCGACCGCCGTGCGGGTCGAGCTTATCTCGCCGGTAAGCGATACCGAGTGACCGCGCTCTCGGTCCCCACGCCCAAGGCGTTCGGGTTCCTCTACACGCCGACGCTAGGCCACCTGCGCTACCGCGTGGCCTATGGAGGCCGTGGCTCGGCGAAGTCGTGGCAATACGCCCGCGCCCTGCTGATCCACGGGCTCTCCACACCGCTGCGTATCCTGTGCGCCCGCGAGTATCAAGCGAGCATCCGCGACTCGGTGCATCGCGTCCTCGCGGACCAGATCGACCTCCTCGGGCTTTCCGGCTTCTACACCATCCAAGAGTCGGCCATCTTGGGGGCCAACGGGACCGAGTTCCTGTTCAAGGGGTTGCGGCGGGACATCGCGCAAATCAAGTCCACCGAAGGCATCGACCTCTGCTGGGTGGAGGAAGCCGAGGCCGTCTCCGACCATAGCTGGCGCACCCTCGTGCCCACCATCCGCAAGCCGGGGTCCGAGATTTGGGTCACCTTCAACCCCGCGCTCGAATCCGACCCGACCTATCAGCGGTTCGTGACCTCGCCACCCGAGCGGTCGGTCGTCCGGCTGGTCTCCTACCTCGACAACCCGTGGTTCCCGGCGGTCTTGAAGGAGGAGGCCGACGCGTTGCTCAAGGCCGACCCCGAGGCCCACGCGCACGTGTGGGGCGGGAAGCCGTGGGCGCGGTCGGACGCGCAGGTCTTGGCTGGCAAGTGGCGCGTGGCCGAGTTCACCCCCGGCGAGGGCTGGCAGGGGCCGTACTTCGGCGCGGACTGGGGCTTCGCGCACGACCCGACCACCCTCGTCAAGCTCTGGCTCCACGACGGGCGGCTTTACGTCGAGTACGATGTGGGCGGGGTGCAGCTTGACAGCGATGCGACGGCGCGGGTCTTCGAGAGCGTCCCCAAGGCACGGGAGCACGTCATCCGAGCGGACGCCGCACGGCCCGAGACCATCGCCGAGATGCGAAAGCGGGGGTTCCGATGCGAGGCCGCGCCCAAGTGGTCCGGCTCGGTGCAAGACGGAATCCAACACCTCCGCACGTACACCGACATCGTGATCCACCCGCGATGCAAGCGAGCCATCGAGGAAGCTCGGCTCTGGCGATACAAGACCGACCCGCGCACCGAGGAAGTCCTACCGGCCTTGCACCCCGGCAACGACCACGTGTGGGACGCCGTGCGGTACGCCTTGGCTCCGCTCATCAAGAAGGGGCCGAGCGTCTTTGTCGTGTAGGGCTTGCGCCCTTGCTTGCTTTCGCGTAATGTGTTGGGTGGCAAGTCCCACCCCTCTACGCACGGGGCGCACGTTTGTCTGATACCGAGCGCAGGTCGTTCCTTTCGCGTGTGAGCACCGCGCTCCGCGCTTTGCGTGGCGACGGGGACGAGTCCCGCGCCATTATTCCGTTGACCTACCCGACCCTGCCCAACGGACAGCAGCAGATGGCGCTCGTCCGCACCGCGAACCCCGGCGAGTACCGCTACGACGGCGCGACGGTTCGGAACCAAGGCTTCAACAAGCACCCTGTCGTCCACGCCTGTATCCGCGTCGTGGCCGACATCATCGCGTCGGTCCCGCTCGTCGTCCTGACCGAGAAGGGCAACTACGAGACCCGCGTCGGTGAGGATCACCCGCTGCAAAAGCTCCTCGACTATCCCGGTCCGCGCTTCACGGCGCGTCAGTTCCGGGCGCGGTTCGCGGTCGACTACCTCGGCTACGGGAACTCGTTCTTCCAGATTGAGCGTTCCGGCGAGAACCGGCCTCCGATCGGTCTGCGGGCCGTCAACGCGGAGTCGATGCAGCAGGTCTGGATCGACCCCGAGGGCGACCCGCGTCGCTACGACTACGCGAACTGGGCGGGCATCATCGTCAACGTCCCGGTCGAGGATATGCTGCACTTCCGCGACCTCGATATGGGCCGTCCGTTCGAGGCCGAGGTCTTTGGCTATCCCCGTGGCGCGACGGCCATCGGCTCCCTGCTCGCGGACAACGAGGCGACGCAGTACGTCCGGCAGGTCGTGACCAACGACGGGACGCCGACGTTCGCGGTGCTGATGAGCGACGAGGCCACGACCGAGGATGCGGCGGCGATGCAGGACCGCTACCGCGCCCGCGTGGTGGATCGTGGGAAGCGCGGGACGCCCGCGTTCTTCGGGGCCGTGCGCGACATCAAGCCGCTCGGGTTCACGCTCTCCGACCTCGAGTTTCCGGACCTGCGGCGGGTCTCGCGTGAGGACATCTGCGCCGCGTTCGGCGTCGACCCCCGGATGATTGGCATCGCGTCCGCGTCGAGCGACGCGGGGCTCTCCGGCATCCAGTACGCCGAGGCCCGTGCGCGATTGGTCCAGCATACCATCGAGCCGATGTTCTCCGCGCTTGAGGACGAGTTGAACCATTGGCTCGCGCCGGAGTTCGGTGACGTCTGGGTGACGTACGACCACGACAAGCTCCGCGACTTGGTCGAGAACGATACCGAGACCTCGACCCGTATCCGCGCCGAGTACGCCGAGGGGCTGCGGACGTGGGAGGAGAGCCGCACCGCGCTCAAGCTCTCGCCGCTCCCAGAGCCGACCGATAGCATCCTGAAGGTGGCGGGCCGCGATCTTATCCCGGCTGCGGTCGCCGTCATCGACCCCTCGACCATCCTCGACCAGCCGCCCGCGACGGACAACGAGACGCCCGCGCTTGGCGCACCGACGCCGAAGGAGGCGGTCGACGAGGAGCCGGAAGAAGAGGAGATGCTCGAGGAGGAAGGCGAGGATGAGGAGGGCGAGGAGCTCGACGAGGAAGAGGCCGAGGAGACCGAGGGCCGCGCCGAGCCTGTGACGGACTTCCCCGCCGAGGGCGACGACAAGAAGGTCACGCTCCGGAACTCGCAATGGGCGCTCTTCCCCGTCGGCGAGGCCGAGGCGTTGAAGGAGAACTTCCCCGAGCTCTGGTCGAAGGCCGGGAACGAGAAGGGGAACGAGCAGTTCCGCAAGCTGGCCCCCATCGCCAAGCGTGGCGGGGTGCCGGACGGCGAGGCCGAGGAGAACGCCATCCGACTGCGCGAGGCGTGGGTCGCTCGCCATCGGGGGGACTTCCAACTCAACGGCGTCATCGCTCAGGTCAAGTGGCTAGCGGTCGGTGATCGCGGGCTTGACCATATGCGAAAGGTCATTCGCGAGGCGAAGGACAAGCTCGACCGCTCGGAGCCCGAGATGGCCGCCGAGGTGATGGACGAGACGATGGCCCGCAAGCGCGGCCTCTGGGAGCGGGCGATGCAGGAACTCGACCGCACCGAGCAGACCTACAAGGCGAGCGCCGAGGCGTTGTTCCGCGCCGAACGCCCGAAGGTCACGCGATCCATCGCCTCCGCTGGCGACTTCGCCACGGCCCGTCAGCGGGTGCGCGAGGCGTACCGCGTGAACGGGGAACTCGAGGAGAACTGGCGCGAGACCTACACCCCGCTCGTCGCCAAGACCTATGCGTTCGGAGCCACCGAGGTGGCCGGGGTTGGGGCCGACCTCAACGCGGACGTGCAGGAGTCCGGGCTGGCCGGGCGTTCCGTCGCGTCGGTCCGTGAGGCGATTCGCAAGCGGGCCGCACGGCTCGCCGAGCTCATCGGGGACACCACCGCCCGTGAGGTCTTGGCCGTCATTGAGGCGTCGGAGCGGGCCGGGCTGACCGTCTCGGAGACCTCCCGCCTTGTCGGTCGCGCCGTGTATGGCGAGGAGCGGGTCGATGCGCGGTCCACGATGATCGCCCGCACGGAGTCCGCCGGGGCGCTCTCGCAGGGCTCGTGGGACCAAGCGCAGGAGATGGGCGACCTCTACCGCACGAAGGAGTGGCTGGCCTTCTCGGACGCCGAGACGCGGGAGACCCATACCGCGTGTATGGCGCAGGGCCGCATCGCCATCGACCAGCCGTTCACGAACGGCCTGATGTATCCCCTCGACCCGACCGGCGCGGCGGACGAGGTCATCAACTGCCGATGTGTGTTAGCTTACTCTGACGAGCCCGTATAGGACGGGATCGTGTTCACCCACCGAGGATATCCGATGACCTCCATCGAGTTCACGAAGGAAGAAGCGACCGCTCTGCTCCAGTTGCTTGATATCGCCTGCAAGTCGGGCGGATTGAATGTGGCCGAAGCGGTGACGGCGCTCGCTCGCAAGATTGCTCCGGCTGCACAGGATAAGCCGGACATCGCCCCAAAGGAGTAACTGATGCCGACCTCGACCCGCGAAAAGCTCTGGCACCTGACCGACACGGCTCTCCACGTCCGTGTTGAGGACGATTTGCCGCCCGGTATCGCGGGACGGGTTTCGGGCGTCGCGCTGACCTACGAGGTCATCGACTCCTATCAGACGATGTTCTCGCGCAAGTGCGCCAAGCGGTCCATCGACGGGCGCGTGGCCGCTCGCAAGGTGCCGCTCCTGATGGATCACGAGCGCACGTCGAAGGCGCACGTCGGTGTTATCACGTCGATGACGGATGCGGGCGATAGCCTCCTGATGACCGCCGACGTGTTCGATACTGCCGAGGGCCGAGCCGCGCTGGAGTACGTCAAGGCCGTGCTCGCCTCGGGTGCGTCGACCGGGTTCTCTATCGGGTTCATCCCGCGAGCCTCCGAGATGGTGACCGTGGACGGCAAGCCCGTCGAGCGGTTCACCGAGATTGAGCTCCGCGAGGTGTCCATCACCCCGATGCCTGCGG